TGTTATTTCTAAACTACCAGATTCGCCGGTAGTTGAAGATATTATGGAGAAATTCCAAAATGTTACATTTGATTCAAACTATGTTATTGATAATTTGTATCACTCAATTCTTACTATAACACAAAGCTATTAGGAGGATTTAAATAATGGCTGAACTTAAATATCTTGAAACTGGTTCTCGTATTTATGAAACTGGTGTTTCCAAAGGTGTCTTGTTCGTTATGGGCGACACTGGTGCGTACAACCAAGGTGTTGCTTGGAATGGTTTGACTAACGTTCAAGAATCTCCAAGTGGTGCTGAGGCTAATGACCAATACGCAGACAACATCAAATACCTTTCATTGACTGGTGCAGAAAACTTCGAAGGTACTATCGAAGCATTCAGCTCACCTAAAGAATTCGACGTATGTGATGGTATGGCCGAAATCGTAGCAGGTGCTAACGCTCACCAACAAAACCGTCGTCCGTTTGGTTTCGCATACCAATCAATCATTGGTAACGAAGTTAAATTCAACGAATACGGAACTAAACTTCACTTGTGGTATGGATGTAAAGCTGCTCCATCTGAACGTCAACACCAAACAGTGTCTGATAGTCCAGAACCAGCAAATCCATCATGGTCAATCACTTCTACTCCAGTAGACGTACCAGGATTCAAACCAACTTCAGTAATCACTGTTGATTCTACTAAAGTTGACGCTACTAAATGGAAGAAGCTTATTGCTAAAGTCTACGGTGACGAAACAGGTAACTCAACATTGCCTACACCAGCAGAAGTTATCAACTTGCTTAAATAATTAATCGAATAGGAGAACTACATGTTAAAGCAAAAAATCAATTATGAAGGTTTTGACGGTCCAGTGACCACTGAAGAATATTTCAATCTTACTCGTATTGAGTTGATTGAATTCCAAGGACGACATGGCGGTAAGGAGATTGAAGCTCGTATCAACGAAATTCAAAAGAACGAAGATTTGACCGCTTTGTACGCTCTCCTCAAGGATCTTATCCTTTCCGCCTATGGTAAACGTGAAGGTGACCGGTTTGTCAAGAACAATGAAGTTCGTGAAGAATTTGGTCAATCTCTTGCGTTTGGTCAATTGATCGAAGATCTTCATGAAAACGAAACCTCTATGCTAACATTTGTTAAAGGAATTCTTTCATCCATTAAAGGATTGGACGAACTCGTTAATAAAGAAGCATTACAACAAGGCTAATCGTTTCGCCGATGGGAATTACTCATCGGCTTTTTTTTAAATTGAGGTATGATCTATGAAACACGATTTCTTATATATCGAAGTCGACGCTTTGTCGCTTTTTGACGATGAGAACCAAAGATTCATTGATAGACCTAAGCAAAAAGTAGAATTTCGATACACTCTAAAGAATTTAGATGAGTGGGAATCAAAACATAAGAAGAGATTTCTTGATAACAAGGATCTTACTGATGACGAACTTTTAGATTTTGTTAAGATAATGTGTACTGATAAGAATTTCGACTTTAACCGGTTAGATGTTGATCAGTATAACAGAATCGTACAATATATCTATGAGGATGTACCATCAGCAACGGTCTTACCTAAAAGTAAAAAGAAGTCTAAAGCAGGACAAAGACAGTCCGTGTTTACCTCAGAGATACTATATGCTCATATGGCTATTAATGGAATACCATTTGAATGGGAAAATAGAAATCTAAATAAGCTGATGTTACTTATAAATACTGTTAATTCATTACAAGCTCCCCCAGAGAAAATGTCTAAGACAGAATCTATGGAAGAGCAAAGATCTATCATCGAACAACGTAGGGCTGAGGAAGCTCGATTGTACAAAGAGATGGAAGAGAAGGAGAAACAGAATGCAAATAACAGCTAGCGGAGATTTCAACAATATTGAAGCTTGGTTGAAACGTTCTGTTAAGAAGCAGAATTCAGGTCCAGCAACTGAGTTGGCCAAGATGTTAACTAACAGATTATCGGAGACGACTCCGGTTGGTAGCGGGAAGACTGCCTCTTCTTGGGACTACACAATCAATCAAAATGGCGACAATATTGTTATAGAGATAACGAACTCCAACATAAACAAAGGAGTCTCGATAGCTCGCATAATTCACTATGGTCATGGAACAGGCACTGGAGGTTATGTTCCGCCTAGACCATATATTACCCAAGCGATAAATGATGTATGGTCATCTCGCATAGGTAAAATTTTAGAAGAAATGATTAAATAGGAGACAATATGGCAGGATATGTTGACGAAAAAATTGCCAAAGTCACCTTAGATAATAAAGGTTTTACTAAAAATGCACAAGACACTATGTCTGCATTAGAAAAGCTGAAAGCAGCATTCGCTAAAGTTAGCGGTAAAGGTGCTGCTGATAATGTTGCTAAGGACATGGCGAAAATGAACCAGGCAATTTCGAGTTCAACCGAAAAATCGAACGGTCTATTATCTCGTCTTAGAAACATCTTTAAACGAAACACTGAAAATATGGATACTAGCGGAGCTGGTAAATCCATAGATCAAATGAATACTGAAGTAGCTAGCAAGACTAGTAAAACAGGAAGTATTCTTGCACGTCTAAAGAGTATTTTTAGAAAGACGGATTCTGGTAATAACTTTTCGAATACTTCTGGTGAAATCGACAAATTAAATAATAAAGTTGGCACAGTAAATCTAAACCCATTGACTAGTGCTTTTGATTATGCGGCCACATCAGTACAACACTCATTATCTATTATGGATATTGCGTTGGGTAATGTGTTGGCAAGCATGATTCAAAAATCCATTCAATTCGGATCGCAATTCTTTAGAGGTCCTGTTGATGGTTTGGCTGAGTATAATAACAAACTCGGATCTATCCAAACTATTATGGCAAATACGGAGTGGGAAACGCCAGATCCGACTCTTCGTATGAGAAAAACTTCAAAAGCTCTTGAAGATTTGAACCAATATGCCGATAAGACAATTTACTCATTTGCTGATATGACGGCTAATATTGGTACCTTTACTGCCGCAGGGGTTGGATTGGAAGATTCGGCAACGGCAATTAAAGGTATTTCCAACCTAGCAGCGGCTTCGGGATCAAGCACTCTACAAGCGTCTACTGCGATGTACCAGTTATCTCAAGCATTGGCTTCTGGTAAGGTGATGTTACAGGACTGGAACTCCGTGGTTAGAGCTGGTATGGGTGGTAAATTATTCCAAGACAGACTAACCGCTATGGGTGAAAAGATGGGTCATGCCAGAGATATGACAAAATCTTTCCGTGATTCATTACAAGATGGTTGGTTAACCTCAGAAGTTCTTATTGCCACTTTGAAAGAAATTTCAGTTGATAAACAAATGCTAGCCGCTGCCACTGAAGTAAAATCCTTTGGTCAATTAGTTGGTACTGTCCAAGAAGCGATTGGTTCTGGATGGGCTCAATCATGGGAATATTTACTAGGTGGATTTGAAGAAGCTAAATCAATGTGGACAAATATTGGTAATATTGTCAATCCATTTGTCCAAGACGACCAAGGAACGTATTATGATCCCGTTCTAGAAATGGAACGTTCGCTAGGTAACTATCGAAACGCTATGTTGAAGACCTGGAAAGATATGGGCGGACAACAAGCATTATTTGATGGAATTACTAATTCTATTAAATTCTTGATAAGTTCTCTTGATGGTTTAAGATCTGGATTCCGTTCTGTAATTGGCACATACCAAGAATCTGCAGCCGTCCTTACGCAACTAACATTTAAATTTAGAGATTTTACTAAGTCATTATCCGAGAATGTATATATTCAAGGAACTATGACATCTATTGGTAGAATGTTCGGTACAGCTTTCCAATTAGTTGGAACTGTATTATCTAAAGTTGGATACGGTATGAGTATTGTTGCTGGATCTGGTAACGGACTTATTCTTACTTTCAAGAATATTGCAGACTCAATAACTAACTTCCTAAATGGTATATTGCATTCTAACAATGTTATGGTAGGATTAGTTGCCATTGGTAAAACAATCGGTAACGTATTTGGAATTCTTGTATCTATATTCAAGATTGCCGTAACAATTGTCAGACAATTCTTTGGAGCTTTCTCAGGAGGAGATGGTGGAGGATTTAAGACTTTCGCTACAACATTGGCAAATATTACCGGTAAGATTAGAGAGTTTGTTGAAGGTCTTGAACAGGGAATTAAATCCTTTGGTATATTCCAAGCGATGGGAAATGTTGTCAAGAATGTCTTCTCAGCTATTGGTAGCGTTATTGGTTCTGCGTTTAATGCTATTAAGAATATACAACTACCATCGCTAGAAGGATTTAAGAACTTCATAACAGAAACTAATGCGGCTTTTTCTGGAGGATTCGATGGTCTATTCAAATACCTAGGCGATAAATTTAGTAAAATCTCTGGCGTGTTTGACAAATACATGGGCGGGATTAAAGATATCGTAGCTAAGACTGCTGATTTCATGAAAGCCATGAATGTTGGAGATATTGTAACAGCTTTGATTAGTTTGTTTGCTATTGACAGATATGTAAAAGGTAAACAAATTAAAGATGGCGTTATTACAACATTCTTCAATAAAATCAAAGACGTATTTAATTCGTTTGTTAAAGATGCTAAAACTCTTAAAGAGTCTTTCATAGATGTGTTTGACCAATTAGGTCATTCGTTGAAGGCGTTTACTAATTTGGTTAACGCTGGCGCTCTTATTCTTATTGCGGCAGCAATCGCAATCTTAACTATATCTTTGAAAGAATTGTCTAAGATGGATATGCCATCTCTATCAAGAGGTCTTATTGGTATCGGTGGAACGTTCTTAATTCTCATGTCGGGAATGAAGAAGTTATCAGCTATTGCTAATGGTTTCCCTAAAGGGGGAGCGGCTACTATGCTAGCTTTAGCTATCTCAATGAGAATATTGGCTGGTGCTATGAAGAAAGTAGCTGAGCTAGATACTGGACAAATCGGCAATGCTTTATTAGCTATGTTTGGCGCTATGAAAATTATGGTATCGGGCATGAAAGGCATGTCTGGAATAGAAGGCGCTCAAGTTGGCGTATTCAAGATGATTGGATTAGCTCTTGCACTTAGAATTCTAGCCGGAACTTTGGTAAAACTAAAAGATCTGTCTTGGGAAGAGATTGGTAGATCACTAACAGCCTTAGCCGGAGTAATGCTCACAATGGCGGGAGCTACAAGACTCATCTCTAAAGTACGTATACCTATCTCAAACATCTTCAGTATGATTGCTATGGCTTTAATGATGAAGGTATTGGTCTCAGCCGTGGCGGATATAACTAGATTAGATCCATCTAGACTAGTTGGTGGTGTACTAAGTCTAGTAACTCTAATGGGAACTTTGGCATTAGCAACTAGAGTTCTTAATGGAGTTAAGGTCACTCTAAGATCTATCTTCGCTTTGATTTCGTTTGCAGTATCCGTCAAAATGCTAACAGATGCCGTACAAAAGATGGCCTCTGTCCCAGCAGATTCTCTAACAGGTGCGGTATTCTCAGTAATGGGATTATTGGCTACTTTAAGTTTAGCTACCAAATTGCTTGACGGGGTTAAAGTAAAACTAGGAGCCATATTAACACTTATAACTTTTGCTGGAACAATGTACGTTTTGGCGCTTGCTGTTCAGAAATTATCCACGGTATCTGACGAAGGGTTGATAAAGAGAGTATCTGTGATTTCTGGAGTTATTCTTGGACTTGTTGGGGTTACTCATCTACTAAAAAGTGTTAAGATTAATTTGGGGACACTCGGAGCACTTATCACATTCACTGCAATGATTCATACAATAGCAGAAAGTATATCTCTGTTAGCTCAGATGAATCTTACTTCTATGGCGGCAGCAACAACGGCTATATTAGTTATCATTGGAGGTATAGCTATTGCTGCTAAATATGTATCAACGTCCCAAGGAGACGTTGTATCAGCGTTAGCGACTATGGGATTGATTGGTACATTCGGACAATTGTTAACCAATATTGGGGACACTCTTGTTAAAGTTGCTTATTTACCATGGCAAAATGTCCTAGTAGCAACGGGTGCTATAATAGCAGTCTTGACTTCTGTCATATTTGTCATGAAGGCATCTCAGAACGTAACTAGTGACTTTGGTGAACTCTTGGCGGCCGCTCTAATGTTATATGTTATTGGCGAGGCTTTATCCAAAGTAGCACGTCATTCGTGGGATCGTGTATTAGTTGCTGTTGTAGCTATTGGTGCTGTGATAGCGGAACTAGTAATTGCAATGAAAGTCCTTGATGGTATTGGTGGCGGAGGCGCTCTAAAACTCATAGGTCTTGCTTTAGCGTTGACTATGTTGGCAGCACCAATTTACCTATTATCAACACTTAATTTAGTTGCCGTTGGGGTCGGTCTCGCTGCATTGGCAGGTAACTTAACGATTCTATTAATAGCTGCAGCTTTAGCAGGACCATTGGCACCTGGATTAGCTGCACTATCTGGAGCCCTTATAACATTTGGGGTATCTAGTATTTTAGCAGCATCGTCTATATTAATAGCTGGTTTAGGTTTCCTAGCATTCGCAGCTGCACTAGCCATGTTGGCAGATAGCGCTCCTAAGGCTTTGAAAGCTATAGTGGAAGGCGTCGCTGGCATGATGAAAACCTTAGTTGAAAAAGGTCCTGCGATGATGCAGACTGCCATTATATTAGTTCGAATGTTCCTACAAGGTTTGGCTGTTGTTATACCAGACATAATCAAAGCCGGTATAGATATGATTACTAATTTCTTATTAGGAATGGCACAGTCTATGCCTCAACTGTTCTCTGCTGCTGTTAAGCTATTAACCGAGTTTGCTAAATCAATCATGGAAAACATGGATATTCTAGTGCAAACTGGTTTAGAGATTGCTATTAAATTTGCAGAATCTGTAGCATCGGCTCTAGAAAAAGTTGGAGATCGATTAGTACCAGCACTTCAAAAGATGTTCAAGGTTATTCTTGACGTCACAATTAGAATTCTTAAAGGTCTTATTGGTCCAATTCTAAATGCAATCGTTGAGATTCTCAAACCAGTAATCGACTTTATTCTTAATGCGCTTAAGAGTTTGGCTGATATTTTAGCACCTATTCTTAGACCAATTGCAGCAGTTCTAATCGAACTATTCAAAGGTCTAGCTGATATTATCAGATCGGTAGCAGATGTTTTAGTGTCATTGTTTACTAATATCGCGTCTATTGTCCAATCGGTAGCCGATGTTATTATACAAATCGTTCAAACCATCGAATCTGTATTCACCACAATCGGTGCTACTATCCAGTCATTCTTCATGACGTTGCAAGTTCTATTCATGTCAATTGCGTCGATCGTACAATCTGTTATAGATGGTATTGTCGGAGCAATCAATGGATTTGCCAATGTTATTATGGCGGTGGGCGAAGCAATTAAGTCCATATTTGAAGGTATAGGTTTAACTATTAAATCTGCTCTTGAAGGAGTTGCTGCTATTGTTGAGTCTATCGGACAAGCAATAAGTTATGCTTTCCAAGGTATAGGTTTAGCTATTAAATCTGCTCTTGAAGGCGTAGCAGCTATTGTCGAGTCTGTTGGTAATTCTATCAAATCTGTATTTGAAGGTGTCGGTAACGCTGCTAAGGCATTTGGAGAAGGTGTTAAAGCTGCTCTTCAAGGTGTTGCTGAAGTATTCCGCGGAATTGGTGATGGTATTAAGTCTGCATTTGAAGGTGTAGCTTCTATTATCGATGCTGTTGGTAATGCTGCCAAGAATGCAGGACAAGGATTCAAATTGTTTGCACAAGGCGTATCAATTATCGCCAAAGATGGTATTGCTGGTGCGGCTGGTATTACAGCAGTTGCTGCAGCTGTAACTGGTTTGGGTTCTGCATCATATGCTGGTAACCTTGTAGGATTTACAAAAGACTTGGGATCTCTTAAAGGAGTTATCGCTGGTCTTGCTGGTTCTGCTGGTGGTATCATGGCGATGTCTACTGGATTTATCATGATGAATGCTGCCTTAGCTGGTCTAGCAGGAACTGTTCCTACAGTGTCTTCGGCATTCCAGAACCTGCAAACACCTATTACCACACTTGCTCCGGCTATCCCATCATTAGCAGCCGCATTTTCTATGTTGGCACCATCTATCATGATGTCTGCTTCTGGAATTATGCCGGTTGTTGCTGGGTTTACTCAACTCGGAGCGGTTATTCCTAGTCTTTCAGCGGCTCTACAAACAGTACCCGCTGCGTTCCAACAAGCAGCACAAGGCGCTATGATGTTTGGAACCTCTTTAGGACAAGGTATTATGGCCTCTGCTCCTATGGTGATTATGGCAGTCCAACAGTTAGCTATGCAAGCAGTTATGTCTGCTCAAATGGCGTTCCAACAAGGTCAACAAATCGGCGTTCAGTTTGGTCAACAAATCGCTATGGGCCTGTCTTCACAATCCGGAGCTATCGCATCGGCCGCTCAATCTGGCGCCAACATGTCTATTTCTTCCGTACGAGGAACATTCTCTCAAGGAGGATCTATTGGACAACAATTTGGCTCAAGTATTGCTAGTGGTATTTCTGGAAGCTCTGGTTCTATCACCGGTTCTTCTTCCAGTGTAGCAAACAGTTCAGTAAACTCTATTCGTGGAGTATTTAATCAAGGTACTTCTCTTGGTTCTAACTTCGGTGGGTCTGTGGCTAGTGGCATTTCATCACAATCAGGTTCTGCTCATGGAGCTGGTTCTAGTTTGGCACATTCAGCATACAATGGTGCGTCGTCTGTATCATTGAGTTCTGCTGGTAGCTATGCTGGTTATGGTTTTGCAAATGGTTTGGCTGCATCTGCTGGATCTATTTACGCTACAGCATCAGCAATTGCATCTAATGTTGCAGCAACAATCAGAAGAGCCTTGGATATCCATTCGCCATCTCGAGTAACCAAAGCTCTTGGTAAGTTTACTGGACAAGGTTTCGAGATTGGTTTGAAGGATACTGGATCGTCAATCTTCAGAACGGCTAAAGGCTTGGCTAATCAAGCTATTGAAGCTCTGAATGTTGATGATAGTCTATCTGGACTCCTTATGGACAACATCGATATGACTATTCAACCTACAGTCAAACCAGTATTTGATGGATCTCTCCTTAAAGACATGAACAATCTTTCTGGTAAGATGAACGGTAACTTGACATTGCCATCAAGCTACACTGATCGATTCAATCAAAATGGCAACACAACGATTACTAATTCTGACACATATACAGTTAACGTTAATGTGGAGAACAGAGGTAATCAACCAATTAATCCTAAAGAACTTGCCCGTCAGGTTCAGGATGAATTGAAGAATATGCGTGACGCAGCTTTGCGTTCTAGAGGGGAGGAAATCGCTTGGTAAGTTTAAAGCCAGGTGAATTTCTTATTAATAAAGTAAATTCATCTACTGAAAAGATACTTATCCAAGATCGTCCCGATATCGAAGCACCCAAACGTCGGCAGGTTCATAAAGAGCCTGCTGGCTATGATGGGTTCTTGATTTATGATGATGGAGGATATGAAGCTACTGAAGTAGAACTTACTCTTCTTTATCATGGAGGAAGAGTAGATGATCCTGCAGCTATTTCCACAGCTCGAAATCGGATCTATAAATTCTTCAAATTCGGTCAATATGAGTTTAAGATGACTCCATATTTTGACCCCGAAAAGGTATATTTGTGTATACTAACTGAAGCACCAAAGTTTGAAAACAAATGGTATTACAACGGCGCCATGGTATTCAAACTAAAGATCAAAGTACAACCATATAAGTATTATGTGGATACTATTGAC